CCCACGGCAAAAATGATTTTGGAGATCGGCCGCATGAACGACAAGGTTGCCAAGCCGGTTGTCAAGCCGATTTCAAAGGCTCCGGCTCCGGTTTCCCCAGTCGGCGGCGCTCCCAAGAATACGGCGCGTCTTGATGATGAGGACGTGCCGATGGACCAGTTTGCGACGATGCTTCTGACGAAGCTGGCGAAGAAGGCCTAAGCCATTGAGCGTCGAACTTCTTCTGCTCAATGGGCTAACTGTTAAGCCGCTGGAATGGTCAGAGCCGGCACCGCCAACCAAGGGCGTATGCTTCTATGACCATTGCCGCGCCGTGACGCCTTTTGGTGTCTACTCGATCGAGTGGAAAAGCTGGAAGGACTACGACGATTGCGTCGTGTACTGCCCCGAAAATGCCGAGGGCGACACGTTTGTTGTCTGTGATGGCACTCTTGAGGGCGCCAAGGTGGCGGCTCAAGAGAACTTCAATTCGCGTATTGCCTCTGTCGTAATGCCTATAGCACGCGAAGAGCCTGCCGCGATCTAATCTGAAATAAGCGACCTGAAGCTATAATCAGGGTTCCTTCGCCAACCGGGGCGTTAAGCCGGGTTCATGTCCCGAAATGGCGGTCACGGGCACCGCAGAGCCGGCAGTTGAAAGGACTGCCTTTCCCCCTGTTTTGCCCGAAAGGACCATTCTAATGTCTAACGTTTTGCTCACCACCGATAAGGTGACGAAAGCCTCCGTCGCGCTGTTTAAGAACAGCAATATGTTCATCAAGAACCTCGACACGCAGTATGACGGCGAATTCGCCGTCGATGGCGCCAAGATCGGCGATGCCGTTCGCGTCCGTCTGCCCAACGACTATACCGTTCGTCACGGCCCGGCCCTGTCTTCGCAGGACACCAACGAAACCTTCACCTCGCTGAAGCTTCAGAGCCAGTCCGGTGTTGACATCGCCTTCTCGACCGCCGAGCGGACGCTGAAGATCGATGAATACTCCGAACGCTACATCATGCCCATGATGAACAACCTGGCCGGCGACGTGGCGGCCGACATCATGAGCGGTGCTGATGGCGGCGCGGCCCGTCTCGTCACCAACGTTGATGGTTCGAACAACATCATCTCGCCGAGCACCGCCACTCTCCTCCAGGCTCAGGCGATGCTCAGCGACAACTCGGCACCCATGCAGCCCGGCCGCAAGATCGTGCAGGACCCATGGACCGAAGCCAACGTCGTGTCTGCCCTGTCCGGCCTCTTCAACCCCTCGCAGAAGATCTCCGAACAGTTCCAGTCTGGCCAGATGAAGAGTGCCCTCGGGTTTGACTTCTTCATGGACCAGACGGTCATCAAGCACACGACCGGCACCTATGACTCGGCCTCCGGCACTGTCAACGGCGCCAACCAGACCGGCACGTCGATCACCGTTGCCGCGATTACCGGCTTCCTGAACAAGGGCGATATCATCACCTTCGATGGTGTCTATGCCGTCAACCGCGTGTTCAAGCGCACCACCGGCAAGTTGCAGCAGTTCGTCGTGACTGCGAACGTCCCCGCTGGCGCGACCGTGATCCCGATCTACCCGGCCCTGACGCCTCCCTCGGGCGGCAACCAGGTCCAGTACCAGACCGTCACGGCATCGCCGGCCAATGCGGCTGTCATGCGTCTTGCCAGCAAGGCGGGTGAAACCTACCGCAAGAACCTCGCATACGCTCCGAAGGCTATCACGATGGCAACCGCCGATCTCGTGATCCCGAAGGGCGTCCACGAAGCGGCGCGCCACAACTACGATGGTGTCTCGCTGCGCATGGTCACTGCCTATGTAATGGGCACAGACCAATTGGCGACAAGATTAGATATCCTTTATGGGTATCTCTACGTTCGACCAGAGTGGGTCTGCATTGTCGGAGACAAAATATAAGGATTAGCTATTCTGGCGATTGACCAGAATAGCTAAGCTAGTTAAAATCTGGGGCATTGGCAACGGTGCCCCAGATGGATACTTGAAATGGGCCGAAAGGCAAACGACTTCACCGGTCAGATTTTTGGTGAATTGACAGTCAAGAGACAGGGGCCTTCGACACCCCGAGAATCCGCATGGGTTTGTAGTTGCTCTTGCGGCAACATCGTTACGGTCTCTTCTGGAGCGCTGCGTCGCGGACAGAAGCGATGTGCCAATTGCGGGCTAAACCCGAACTTCGTGGATCACACCGGTAAGCGCTTTGGCCGGCTGGTTGCGCGCAAGTTTGTTCCGGGTGATCCCAAGCCGAAATGGGAGTGCATTTGCGATTGCGGCGGCATCACGTTCGTCGTTGCCGGCTCTCTGGTGGGCGGCAACACACAGTCATGCGGCTGTCTCCATAGGGAGCGGTTTTCGACGAAGACCCACGGCATGACCAAGCATCCTCTTTACGATGCATGGATAAACATGAAACAGAGATGCCAGAACGAAGGCCACGTACACTACGACCGCTATGGAGCTAGGGGAATTTCAGTCTGTCCCCGGTGGGAAGAGTTCGAATTCTTCTGTGAGGACATGCAGCCCAGTTGGGTCAAGGGCCTGACGCTGGAACGGACTGATGTGAACGGCAATTATGAGCCGAGAAATTGCGTCTGGGCCACAAGGCAGCAGCAAGCGCAAAACAAGGAAAAAACGATCAGGGCCGATGTGGATGGTGAACTTTACACCCTTCCGGAACTGTCTGAAAAATATGCCCTCAACCAGCATACTCTTTGGTACCGCTGGAGAAACGGGAAGCGCGGCGCCGATCTAATAAGGCCGGCCCGATAGAAACAAACCAAGAGGCCCTTTCCCGGGCCTTTTTCTTTGGGGCGATCAAGAATGAGATATCCCCTCGCACGCTACCACAGCAGAACCGGTGAGTTTCGGCTCGTTCTTAGCCCCGCCGAAGAGGCTGGCCTCGCTCCTGAATGGGGGAGTGCCCAACCTGACGTTCGCTTCCCGCCCAATCCCAAGCCGACCGTTGAGCCGGTAGTTTCCCCGCCTGTTTTCTCAATCGACATCCCAGAGGCCAAATGACCGAAATCATCCTCTATCCGATGGCTCTCTACTCGCCCAAGGGCGACATGCTCATTGTCAATGATGAGCAGGAGCATCTCGATACCCTGGCTTCGTGGGAACCCGTTGCCGAGGCCGATGACGAGCCAGAGACCTTCGATGAGGCCGGGGCGCCCATCAAGCGCGGCCCCGGCCGTCCTCGCAAGGTCATCCCATGACAACCGCGCTCGACCTCATCACGGGAGCAATGGACGATGCCGGCATTACCGGCGTTGGCCAGACGCCCTTGGCCGAGGATACCACAAAAGCGCTGAACCGCCTCAATGCGATGATCGCGCAATGGTCGCGCCGTCGCTGGCTGGTCTATCATCTGGTGGATATCGTGTTCACCGGTACTGGCGCGCTATCCTATTCGATCGGTCCCGGCGGCGACATTTCGCAGCCTCGCCCCGATCGCATCGAATCCGCTTTCTTCCGCCAGTTGACTGGCGCTCCGCTTCAGGTCGATTTCCCGCTGAAAGTCTGGGAAGCGCGTGAGGATTACAACGGGGTTGCGCTGAAGGGTCTGGCGTCGTTCCCGGCGCATCTGTTCTACGATTCCGACTATCCACTCGGCCACATCTTCATCTGGCCTTTGCCGGATGCAAACTATGAAATGCATCTGTCGGTCAAGCCGGCGCTGCAAAGCTTTCCGACGCTCTCCACGGCCTTCAACCTCCCGCCGGAGTACGAGGAAGCCATTCGCACGAACCTCGCTGTGCGCCTGCGTATTGCCTACCAGCTTCAGCCTGACGCGGGCTTGATTGGCCTCGCCAAGATCGCACTGAACACGATCAAGAACACCAATGCGCAGATCCCGCAATTGCAGATGCCGCGTGTCCTGACTGGACGAGGCGGCGGCTACAATGTGTTTGCGGATACCAATTAATGCGCATTCCCCTGCTTGGCGGTGCATATCAGTCGCGGAGTCTGGTGGCGGGCGCCCAACGCTCGGTCAATTTGTACCCCGAGTTCAACGAACCATCCGGCACGCCGCCCGTTCCGGTCACGCACTATCCGACGCCCGGCCTTCGTATCGTCTCACAAGCCCCGATCGTTGGTCGATATCGCGCGGTCTACCGGGCAACGAATGGCGATCTCTACGTGGTTGTCAACAGTTCCGTCTATTTCGTCTCGGCCGATTATGTCTGGACGCTGCTCGGCACCATAACCTTCGGCTCCAACTCGCTCGGCATTGCCGACAATGGGCTGTGCATCGTCATCGTGGACGGTTCCTCGACCGGCTGGACCATCGACATGGCAACCCGGACATTCGGGGTGATCACCGATCCGTCCTTCTACGGCGCAACCAGTGTCGATTATCTCGATACCTATTTCATTTTCAACCGTCCCAACACGGCGCAATTCTACATTTCCCTGTCGCTGGTGACATTCGACATGCTGACGGGAACGCCCGGAGCGATCTATCAGGGGGCACTCGTCAAGGGCGGTGGTGGCTACACCAACGGCACCTATACCAATGTACCGCTTGCCGGCGGGACAGGGACGGGCGCCACGGCCAATCTAACGGTGGCAGGCGGGATAGTCACCGTCGCCACGATCAACGCGCCTGGCACAGGCTATTCGGTCAACGACACGCTGACCCTGACATCAACCACGCCCGGCACACCTGGGGCGGTGAAGGCCGGCGCCATCGGTTCGGCGGGATCGGCTTATACCAACGGCACCTATGCGAACGTGCCGCTGACTGGCGGAACGGGTACGGGTGCGCAGGCAACTGTCATTGTTTCTGGCGCCGTTGTGACATCGGTGACGATCACCGCAGCCGGTTCCGGCTATGTGGTCAATGACACTCTGTCTGCTACCGCAGCATCCATCGGCGGCACGGGTTCCGGCTTCACGTGGAACGTCTCGCTCGTCACTGGAGGCTTTGTCTACACCGTCGATTTCGTTCATGGTTATGCCTTCGACCCGCTCGATATTGCGGGAAAGACCGGGGCGGCTGACAATATCCAATGCCTCGCGGCGATCCATGGTGAATTGTGGCTGATCGGCGAATTGACCTCTGAAATCTGGGCCAACACCGGGGCTGCCGACTTCACCTTCGGACGCATTCAGGGGGCCTTCATCAATCACGGTTGCGTGGCGCCCTATTCGCTATCTCAACAGGATGTTTCACTGTTCTGGCTGACACAGGACAGGCAAGGGAACGCCATTGTCGCGATGTCGGCCGGCTATGCGGTAGAACGGGTTTCCACTCACGCCATCGAGCAAGAGTTTCAGTCCTATTCGAAGATCGACGATGCGATCGGCTACTGCCACCAGATCGAAGGGCACGCCTTCTATATCCTGAATTTTCCGACCGCCAACAAGACCTGGGCCTATGAGCTTTCCACCAAGCAATGGCATGAGCGGGGCTCACTGGACGGCAACGGCGTCTTGAACCGTCACCGGGGAAACGCCTTTGCCTTCGCCTATGGAAGGGGCCATGTCGGCGATTTCCAGAACGGGACGCTCTACGTCTTCGACCAAGACTATTATTTCGACGGCACCACAGCCATCCCGAGAATCCGCACCTTCCCGCATTTGGTCGGCGATGACAGCAACCGGGTCGAATATATCAGGTTTGTCGCGGATCTGGAGGTTGGGCAGACAGACGGCACGACGCCCTCCAACCCGCCGCTGATTTCGTTGCGGTGGAGCGATACGCGCGGCGTCACCTATGGGAGCCCTGTCATTCGATCCATGGGAGCAACTGGCGAATATTACGTCTCTCCGCAATGGAGAAAGCTGGGCATAGCCCGCGATCGGGTGTTTGAAATATCATGGTCCGCGCCTGTCCGCACGGCCCTCCAAGGGGGCTGGGTCGAGATTAGGAAATCGGCTTCCTGATGGCTACCGATAAATCCCAGCCGGGGACGCCGATCGTTCCATCGTCAGGCGAGGCGATCGTAATCAACGGTTCTTACGTCGCGCCGGTCTGGTTGCGCTTCTTCAACAATCTTGTCGGCGGTTCTGGGGGAAGTTCTGGCACATCATCCCAAATCGGCGTCACGATCCAAGCATACGACCCGCAGCTTTCATCGCTGATCCGACAGAA